ATGGCACTGTTTTCCGATGTCCTGCTCACCGTGGACTATGACCGCACCCTCACCGCGCCGGATTCCACCATTCCACAGCGGAATTTGGAGGCGATCCGATACTTTATGGACAATGGGGGTGCGTTTACGGTCAATACCGGCCGCAGCGTGCCCATGGCCCGCTCCTTTCTGGACAAGGTGCCGGTCAACGCGCCGCTGCTGCTGTATAACGGGTCTGCCGCCTATGATCTGGAGACGAAGCAGCTCCAGTTCTGCCACGAGATTCAGCTCGATCTGTGGCAGACCATTCAAACCTGCATCGCCCTGTTTCCCGACATGACGGTGGAATTGCAGGGTGTGGACGCCCACTACCGTTTCTCTGAAAATCCCGCCTGGGACGCCTTCTGCGATCACAACCAGTGCGCCCGGGGATTTGCACGGCCCGGGGACGATCTGGGGCCGTTTCTGAAGTTCTCCCTCTACGGCGATCTTCGGGGGACCACCGTGGCGCACCTGTTTGAGGGCAGCCCGGAGGAGCGCCGCCGGATGGACGAGGTGGAGGACATGCTCCGCCGGCATTTCGGGCAGGCATGCGCGGTTTTCCGGGCCGCGACCCGGATCATCGACGTGCATGCCAAGGGCGTGAGCAAAGCCCGCTCCGCCCGGGAATTACAGCAGCGGCTCGGCCGCAAGCGCCTTGTGTGCATCGGCGACGCGGAAAACGATCTGCTCATGCTGCAGGATGCGGACTACGCCTTCGTCCCCGCCGATGCGCTGCTGTCGGACCGATTCCAGAACGTGTGCGCCTGCGCCGAGGGGTCCGTGGCGGACGTGATCTACAAAAAAATTCCGGAAATTCTCGAAAAAGGCGCTTGACAGATTGGCGCATTCATGGTAAAATTCTATGGCTGAATCAGCTAGTGTAGTAGGATTTGCGGGTGTAGTTCAATGGTAGAACACCAGCCTTCCAAGCTGGATACGCGGGTCCGATTCCCGTCACCCGCTCCATAGAAATGCGCCAGTAGCTCAACTGGATAGAGCAACTGCCTTCTAAGCAGTAGGTCGGGGGTTCGAGTCCCTCCTGGCGTGCCAATCTCTCTGCCAGGTTCCCCAGACTCGAACATAGGAATCCCATATGCCAGCGGCATATGGATCGCACAGGCTTGACCGGGCGATTCCTTGACTTGGCGAGTCCCTCCTGGCGTGCCATTCAGCTTAGAGATGAATATGGTGGATATGGCCTAGTTGGCTAAGGCGTCAGATTGTGGCTCTGAAGATCGTGGGTTCGAGTCCCATTATCCACCCCAGAAAAACGAATCCCTGGAAATTCTTTCCGGGGATTCATTTTTGCTTTTGTTCTAACTTTTTCTATATATTCCTGTAATATCCAACTTATCCCTTTATAACATTATTCGCTTATGTGTATTTTTTTACATATTTGCTCAGTTTTCTACACCCCGTTTTGGCAATGGAGTGGCAACGTTTTTAATCATGTTTTCACAACGTCCCTAAAATATGCAGCAGCCTTTCCCTCTTTGGCGTCCGCATCGTCCAGCCAGTCGTGTGCAAGATCTGCGTATACTTCCGGCTTGTCGGCTCCATATTTCGCCATCGTTTTTCCATAGTCCGACGCCATGGCGTTCATGATGGCGTAAAATTCCGTCGGATTGTCTTTATACCCCCGCTGCTGCATTGCGGCGGTCGTCTGATCCTTTGTCCACCGGGCGGGCGGCGTCATGTGTTTGACCCACTTTTCCGCATCCTCCCTGGTAAATTCTTCCCTCCCGTCTTTTTGCAGATAGTCCATTGCCTGATTCAGCAGGACGTACATCGACAGTGTTTGCAGGGTCGGCCGTTTGCCTTTTACCCTTTCCAGTTCCTCCTCAATTTCTCGTATTGTCTTTTTGTCCACGGTTATTCCTCCTTAATGTATTTGTACAGGGTGTCGATCTCGCTTTTTCCGATTTTGACTGTTACGCCAATGTACGGTATTTTAACCGGCAACCTCTCATCCCCGATATACGGGGCCGCCGCCTTGTACAGGGCGTCAATGTTGATCCGGTTGTTTTCTTTGTCCACGATCCCCAGCGCCTCCATCGCTGGGTTTCCCGCATATTTTGCAAGGATGTTTGGCAGATTTGCAGCCACCAGTCCGCTGCCTCCTGCAATGATGACCCGGTCCCACCCCGTCAGGCTCGGGGCCAGCTCCCGGTCGATAAACTTAACCAGCCCGGATTGTATTTTTTCTACCGTTACCACAATGTTTTCCTCCTATTTTGAGTTTGGGAGGCGGTATTCCGCCTCCCTGCCGGGGTTACTTGCAGCCGCAGCCGCACTTAGGCAGCGGGTTGTACAGCGTCTGAGGCGTCACCTCGGTGCCGGTTTCCACGTTGGCAATTTCCTTGGGGTAGAAAGTGCCGTTGACGTAGGTAACGATGGCATTGTCGCCGCAGCAGCGCCGCTCGGCTTCCATTGCAATCCGCTCTCCCAGCTCGGACTTGACCGCGGCGATGTCCTGACGGGCAAGCACAAAGCTGTCCTCGGTTTTCTGGTTGTGGATCGCCTGAGCACACAACTGGTTTTCGATGGTGTTCAATTTGCCGTCGACGTACTTGTACATCTCCAGCATCTTCTGGTCGCCATAGGTGTTGGCGTCCCGCAGTGCGATAGCCGCCTGCAACTCAGCGATTTTTTGCTCCTGCCCCAGCTCGTAGCGGGTCACCGGAGTATTTTCGCTGCACAGAGGCACCGCATTGCAGCATCCCGTGCTTTTGCCGTTCATGGCAAGGCTCCCGAGGCCACCCAGCGCGTTCAGCACGCCCAGGGAAAGTCCCGCAATGCCAGTACCCAGACCAGCACCCGCCACTCCCTTAGAGGCATAGTCCTTTTCAACTTCCAACATGTTTTTTCCTCCTAGTAAATATTAGTATCAGTTTCCTGATCCACCTATATAATATCAGGAAAACATCCTATAAAACCGCCACATTTGCGCCATATTTCCGCCAAATGGGCATCAAAAATTGCCGTATACTCTCGATGTCTTCTGCGCAAACATGGCGGGTATACGGCAAAAATATTTTTAATTTTTGCAAAATAACACTTGACATTCCACGCATTGCGTGGTATAATAAAGACACTTAAGAGAGGTAACCCAATAACAGGAGGAAAGCAAAATGAAAGAAATGGTTTTGAACGCTCTGATCGAGAACGGTTACAAGTACAACTACTATGGCCTCCGCACTGATGATCGCATTTTGAGTGTCGGCGAAGAGGTCGGGGACTCCCTTGACACCTATTGGGATAACGACGAAGAAACATACCTTGACGGCACCTCTGCCACCGGCTTTGGCTGTCTTTGGTATGATGATGACGACATGGACGAGGTCGAAAAGGCCTTGAAGATCCAGGAATCCTATGTTGGTTCCCACATGTATCTAATCGCTGGCGACAGCTCCACTTATGGAGATGACCCGGCCGAGGTCATTATCCGCAACGCAGTCGTTGTGGCGGTGATCAAATGAGACGCAAGGCATGCAAAAAGTGCGGTAGCATCTTTGAGACAGACAAGCCGGGTGCGTACCTGTGCCCGGCTTGCGCCACCGAATCCCGGCGGGCGTCTGTTTACCGGGAACGCGTCTGTATAGATTGCGGGGTATCTTTTGTGGGCTACCCAAAGTCAAAGCGGTGCCCATCTTGCCAGTCGGATGTCAACCGCAAGCGTGGCGCGGCTTTCCACCGGGAGGGGGCTGCCCGAAAAATCGGGTCAACCGACATCTGCCAGCGCTGCGGGGCGGAGTACATCGTCGAGGGCGGCATGCAGCGGTATTGCAAGGCCTGTGCCCCCACCGCCGTCCGGGAGAATGTGCTGAAGCAAAAACGCCGGTATGCGGCGGAAAACGCAGGCCGGGTTGCCCCTAAAAAAGCCGCGAATCGCAGTTACAACAAGGTCTGCACAATTTGCGGCAAGGTGTTTGACGCGGACACCCCAACCGTGACCTGTTCCCCCGCGTGCGCGGAAAAGCTTAGGTATCTCCGCCAGGCGGATGCGGATTTCCGCCGGGGAAAGCGCAAGACACCGCCAAAAAATCAAGGAGGACAATAAAAATGACTGACAAGCAGTTTGCGTTATGCTGGGATGAGGCCAGCAATTACACCGACCGGGACGCCTATGTGTCCGATCTGGCGTTATCGTCTATATGGGCAGACGCCCCGGAAGATGATGTGCCGCCGGAACGGCTGGAAAAACTGGGTGAGATATGGGACGCCGCCCATAGGAGCGTCCGGGAGATCGCCCAAGCCGCGGGGCTGTCGCACCGGAAACTGGCGGAACGGTTTGCCATCCCCTACCGGACCATGGAGGATTGGTGCAGGTGTAACCGCATCCCACCGGATTACGTCCGGATGATGATGCAAGAATTACTCGGTCTCATAAAAAGATAAATTAGGGGGCAGCCAAAAGGCCGCCCCCGCGTTTTATTCGCCCCGCTTTGGCAAAAGTGGGGTATAGATTTGCACTGCGTCGTACTTCTCCCGTATACGCTTCCGAATACGATTGATTTTTCGGTCGCTGAAATATTTAAGCATAGATGTATTTGCTATGCTTTTTTCTCCGACCCAGTCCTGTAAGACTGCGTTTTCATCTTCGCTCAGGCACGTCAAAGACCGGAACTCGTCTAAGACTATTTTGTTCCAGGGGATGTCGTTCATGGGCGGTTACTCATTCAACGCATTTTTCTTTTTCCGCAATCCCTCGGATTTCCCCCATCAAATCATCCACATTCACGCCAGACTCCACCCTCATGACTGCCTCCATAGTCGGCGCATCCATCAGCGGCTTTTTGAATGCCTCATTAAATTCTGCGACCGCCGCCTCGATCATGACTTCCATTTCTTCTGCGTCAAAATCGATGCCCTTCTTCTTCAGCAGGGCCTCCGCAGTTTCCAGGGCCTTTCTGAGTTTCTCGGGTCCGTGTAACGTGTTCCAGGTCTGTTCCACAAACTGGACCACAATCCGGGCAATGGAGCGCTTGGTGTTGTCGTTAATGTACCTGGCAAACAGGCGCTTAAGGGCGTAGCCCACGCATCCGAAAATGGCACACAGGATAGCCGTCAGGATTTGGGTGCCGTAGCAGTAAACAAAATATTCGAACATATTCTTTTCCTCCTATGTAAATAAATTAGTTTATCGGTTGATAAGGTAATCTTCCAGTTCCTTTTCCGCCTCTTCCAGTTGATGGACGTTGTTTCCATCAATGGCATGGGCCAGCAGAGCAAGCAGGGATTTTTGTGTCACCCGGTTTCCTTTTTCTAGGGAATCCAGGCGGTGCTTATCGCTGTCTAAAAAGCCCATCATTTTATCCTGACTTACTTCCAGCTTTTCCAGCCGGTCATCCTGGGCGACGCTGGGGGCTTTTGCCGCGGCCCGTGCCTTGACGATTTTTTCCACGGCTGAGCCGATGGTGTTGATCGCTGCCGCCAGGGCAAGGACGCCGCCGACAATCGCCGCGAAAATCTCCCAGGGGGTTAAATTATGCATTGTAATCACCCCCCGATATCCATGTGAACATAGGTATCATCAATGGCATAGGCATATACGATACCCGGTGTAGCCTTTGCCATTGGAAGGACCTGGGCGGAAGTCATCCCGCGGACCATGAAATCCACAGCATGGCCGATCACATGCCTGGAATTTGGCACGCTGCCCTTTAACTCATCATTGTGGGCCTGACACCTCACTCCGCTGGAGATAATAACGGGTTTGCCAGTCTGATTCCGCAGTGCCTGGGTCGCCCTCACCATCTTTTCCGCAGGTTCAACCGGAAATCCTCCGCACCGGGGGCAGGGGCAGGCAAATTCCCGCCTGGTGAAATTGGGAATTTCTGGCCAGAAATCTCCAGTTGCATGATTATCAGCCGTCTCATTGCGCATGCGCCCATTTGCCACTGCGTCCAGCAGGGCCGTCTGGGTCTTGGGGCCGGGATCTCCGTCTACCCCCAGCCCCTCCTGCGCCTGGAAAGCCTTGACCGCTGCCCGGGTGTTTGGTCCTGTGATGCCGTCTACCGTACCGGGGTTGTAACCCAGATACAGCAGCAGGCATTGGATCTGTTTGATCGTCATGTATGTACCTCCTGCTCTACGGCCTCCCATCCCTGCGGGTAGGCGCTCGGTGGGAAAACGTTGTTGTCTACGGTGGAGCGGTATATGACCCCGTCCTCTGTGCAGCAGTCACCTGTAGCATAAGGGCTGGTGGCAATGGCGATAAATGGCAGCGCCTTGGCGGGGTCCTGGCTCCACACAAATCCCCATTGGGCGGGCAGATACTCCGGCTCCTGCTGGTAGATCTCGCTGTCGTAAGCCTGGAGTAGCCGCACCACCCGGCCGGCGGTGGACTTGCACACAAAGCCATCCGCGCCAGCCTTCCGGGTGAGCATGTTTTGCCTCTTCCGGGCCGCCTGGAAATCCGGTATGTTGATGTCCTCTGCGTTGAGTTCCGTCCCTGTCATCTCCTGCGACCGGGTTTGCAGTTCCAGCGCCTGCTGTCTGCCCGCGTCGTACATGATGGTTTTGGGGTCGATCATATACTGTTTACCCCCTTTCGATAGGCTGCTTCCAAATCCGCGTACACGGCCTCATACTGTGCCTGCGTCGCCGCAAGCTCGCTGTAATGTTTCCACGGGGAGATCATTTCGCCGTGAAAAACCACACCATCCCGCCGTGTCCAGCTTTCCCCGGCGGGTACAAAGCGGTAGCCCTCTACAAAGGTATCGCATTTCCCGTCAAAAAAATCCGTTTCCACCGCTGTCATAGTGCTATCGCTGGTGACGTGGCACTTAAAGCCGGAATCAATATAGATTTTTTCCATTATTCCCACCTCACTCCATCCATATTTTTTCTGCTGTTAGACTGACGGTAGGGTTGGATGAGCCAGAAGCGCCGCCAACGGCGACATAGTAACTACTATTTAAGCCAGAGACGTCCAGCGAGTTTACGCCAACACTGAGTTTTATCGAGCTAACCACATCTTTTGTCTGATACATGTTGTACCCGGTAGCAACACATAAACATGGGGTGCTGCCTATTATCTCCTCCACCTCGACGAATATCGTGTTACATTCCGCCAAGTCGATTTTCTGTGCGGTTCCGGCAAAGGATGCTTGGTTTGAGGGACTACTCGTGCAATACGCGTAAATCGTTTTTTCGATTGTAGCGGGTTTCATTTGGTAACTTGGGCCATAGTAATAATAATTATCACTTGTCCATCCGCCCGTCCTATATGTATATTGGTTACCGTCTTTAAAAAGATAAGTTTTTGTCAAGTCCACATCCACAACTTCTGCATCCGCTGTGATCGCAGCCTGCTCCGACCGCCCATTTGCCGTTACCGTCCACGTCCCCGCATTTGGCACCACACACGCCCAAGTACCGGATGTGTCCGGCGCTGTCAAGGTGGTCACACCGTCCGAGCAGGTACACACGGACCCAACCGGATAAGTGACGTTGATGGTCGCCGCAAAAAATGTGAGGCTTATGGCGTAGTCGGCTACAACCTCAGCGGTCCGTGTTGCTGTCTGTACGCCGTCTGTGATAGTGACGGTCCAAGTCCCAGAGGCCAGCCCTTTAAAAACCGCATGCCCATCTGCATTGGCGGTTTTGGTGTAGGTCTTTCCGTCTTTTGACACTTTGACCGTGACCCCAGCCGGGGCGGTCACTGCCAGTGTGCCTCCGGCCCCTCCGCCACCTCCGCCATTACCGTATAAAAATGCTTTTCCCATTATCTCAGCACCTCGATTTGTACCGGGATCTCAACATCCGGTTTTTCTTCCAGGCAGACAAACGTGATCTTTCCCGCCCCGGCATCCGCTTGGCTTACCATGGACCAGGCTTCCCGCTGCGCCAGGGCCGTCGCCACGTCGGCGGCGTAATTGGGCGTTACATGGGGCATATCCGACGCCAGTAGGCCCGCCACGGTCACCGCCTGGGTGTATGGCGCGCTGCTCCCGGTCCAGGCGGTGGAGATCGTGGCGCTTCTGGTGAGCCGTTTGGCGTCCACGTACTGCTTTGTCGCGGCGTCCGTGCCTTCCGTGGGCGTCCCAATCCCGGTTGCCTTGTTACCGGACATGTTGATGTCCCCGGTCATGGTGCCGCCGGACGTGGGCAGCGCCTTGACGTCCGACGCGGTCAAAGGCACATCCCCGTCCGGGTTCGGTCCAACACCGCAGACCGTGGACACCGCCCCGGTTCCGTCTATCCCCATCCGGGATACGGAGTAGGATATCACCGGGTCGCCGGTGTTAAAGACTTCCGTCTTCCTGGTCCACAGATATTTCCCTTGCGGCACGGCGGGTATATCCCCAGACCACGTCCCAGACGGCACGACCGTCCCGCTGTCACTGACCTGATACTCCACAGCAGATCTCACCAACGCCGCCGGGGCTCCGGTTTCGCCCTTTTCGCCCTGCTTTCCCTGCGGTCCAGCCGGTCCCGTCTCACCTATTGGCCCACGGGGGCCGGTGGCTCCGGTTTCGCCCTGTGGGCCAGGGGGTCCGGTCAACTCTCCGCTCTCCACTGCGTCTTTCCAGCGTTGGGCGAGTTGGTCCTCCATCCATTGCAACCAGTTTACATAATCCTGTGATGTCTGCTTTTCCGCCGCCAGGTTTTCCGCCACCCGCAGCCGCATGGGAAAGGTTGCCAGGATGGCGTTGTTTTGGATGATCTCCAACTGCGCCAGCACCACCCCGGGCACCGTCAGCATCTGCGGCGCGATACCGATGGTCACCACATTCTCCCCGGCGCTCCACGCCGGGGTCCCGTCTGGCATGGTGTCATAGTAGCCTTTTGTCCCGTCGGGCTTTGTGTAGCGCATGGCCACAAACACGCCGGGCGGTACGTCCCACGCTACGCCGCCGGAATATAGGGCCATTTTTACCGACCGGGAATACTGCTCACCCTGTACCGCGTTGACCAGGGGCGGATAGCCTGGGTTTTGCAGATCCGCGCTGACCCATGTGGAGATGATCATGTTTCCTCCTCCCTAGCGGATGCGTTCGCCCGCTCCTCCTCCGCCTTTTCCCGGGCTGCCTTTTCCTCCCGCAGATACTGGACAACCGCCAGTATCCCGTTTGCCGCGCCCACCATTTTGGACTGATTATCAATCCCCGTCACGGCAATGCTGTCCATGGTGTGCAGCACTGCTTCCAGATGTTTGATGATATCCATGGGTTACTCCTTTCCCAGCGCGACCTTCACCGCGCCGCCCTCCGGGATGATCGCCACAAGCCGGGTGTATCCCGTCAGGACAGTCTGCCCGTAGGTGATCCGCGCCGTCTCCTCCACGTCCGAAAACACCGCCGCCACCTCCGTGACGGATGCGCCGCAGACACGGATATACGCTTGCGGCGGGTATGGGATCACCGCCAGATAGTCGCTTTCAAAGGTCTTTCCCATCGCTGTTTCCAAGATATCCATAATGCCTCCTTATGCTGCAAGGTATACAATGGTCGCCTGGCCGCCGTCTGGTGTCGATACGGTCACCTGCCGCCTTTTTACCTGCACGTTGCCAAAATAAAAATAGTCCTGCGCCGTGATACTCCCCGCGATGATGCGGGACGGGATGTTCCAGCCGTTAAAGACACCGTTTGCGTAGTCTGCGTACCCCAGACTCGTATTGATACCGCCGGATGTGTTGGTGGTGGATATTGTGTTGTAGCCCACTTTCACGCCGCCGACACTCCGGTCGCCCAGTCCGCCGCCGCTGAAATAGCCCGCGTTCCCGCCGTACTGGATATTCCCCGCGTAGACATTCCCGGTAAAAGTGCCGCTGGCCGCGTTAAGATTGCCGTACATGTCCACTTCAAAGTACGCGCCGATTTTGATCCCGTTGATCCCAATGTACGCGCCGTAAGAGACATCATTTTCCCATGTGGCGCCGTTGTAAGACAGGTAGTCCTTTTGGATGTCAAATCCGCCGATTTTGCCGCTTTGTGCAATGATGGTGCCATTGATGGTGATACCGCCATCGTAGGCTTTGAGGACGTCCACTCCTTTGGACCGCAGTGTCCAGGAGTCCACCAGCAGTTCCCAGCCAAAGCTTTCCGGCGCGCCGCCGATCTTCTCAACCTTCGCCTCGATTTTCCCGTCCTGGACGGTCAGCTCGGAATGCAGCTTCCGGACATCGTTCTTCCGCCGGACGCTCTCCAGGTATATCTTTTGGGAGTTCCCGGCGATGGTGTCGGAGATGTTGGCTTTTACCCTGCCGAGAGATACGCTTTCATAGCGGTCAAGCAGGACATTGTACCGGGTTTTCACCGCCCGGGCGGTGGCGTTGACTCCCATTTTTGGGAAAATCACCGTCACGGAGTCCCCCAGGTGGATCTCCTCCAGCAGGGCCTTGTTTTTGTATTCCTCGGTCTGCGCAAGCTGCACAAAGCTGACGGACCAGGAGACATCCGGCACGCCGATTGCGTTGTTGCGCATATAGGCCCGCGCCCGGGTCCTGAGCTGCTCCTCGGTTGGTTTTTCCTCAAACTCCTCCGACAGATCCAGGGACAGGATTCTGACGTGGTCATAATTTCCATCCGCTGGCAGAATCCGCTCAGGCAGCACCAGCAGGTCGCCATCCTGGCCCTGCCAGTATGGGTACACCCCGGTGTAGACATTGGCGCAGTTTTCGTCCTGCTCCAGGGATGTCAGGTTTTTCCCGTACCGGATGGACACACCACGGTCGGCACCAAGCCGCTTGTGGAGCCGGACGGCGAATCTGTCAAATTCATATTCTCCGCCGTACACATCCAGCACAGACCCCTCAGAGCCGCCCAGGAGGCTCCACGCCCCTTTCGGCGTGGATACCACCATTTCCGCCACGGTCTCTTTGTCCGTCCAAAACGCAAAGGGAGACTCTACAGCGGTGTTTTCTTTCAGCGCCGCCATAGCGTCTTTTGCGTTGGTCGCCTTAAACGGATCTACCGGTGTACCAATAAGATCATAGACAATATGCCGGGCGTAGACCGTTACGATTCCCTGCATCGGCTTGGTCACTCTGTACACCCGAAATGGCTGTGCTTGTGTGTATGGGTCCGGTTTTGCCATTATGATCGACCGCATCCCGATTCCCCCGAACCGTTTCCCGCTGATGGGATATTGCATTTCCAGTTCAACGATCCCATTTACCTCTCGGTCGACATAGCAGGTCACCGCATCCATCAATGGCCCGATCCCGTTTGTTTCAAATCGGGTTTCCAACGCGTCGTATAAAACTGGTATCATATCGTATACCACCTCGGTATGATTTCCACCCGCTCCACGCCGCCGGTCCAGGAGACCGGGTTTTCACCCGGAAAGAGTTCCAGGAACTCCGGTGCGGAAACCTGCATGTTTTTATTTTCCGCCACGCCGCCCGTCATTTTGTAGGCTTCCATTTCTTCGCAGTCCAGCGTGATTTCCCCGCCAATTTCCAGCAGCTTGACTTCCCGCGGCCCCACTTTCAATGTCCCTTTACCAGATCCATACACCGTTATGGTCGGCTTTGCCGGGAAGGCAAAGCCATTTTCCATAACTTCCCCGTTTTTTTCCAGGATGATCGGCTGGTCCCCGGAAACGAGAAACGACCGCGGGTCACAGCTAAAATTGACCGTAAACCGGGCGTATTTATCCATCCAGTTTTCAAACGTGATTTCTTCTAGCACCGTCGCCCGGTGGTAGTGCTCCCAATCGTAGGCATCCATAAGACGCCGGTATCCCTGATTTGCCAGCAGCCAGCGCTTGATTTCGTCGCTTGTCTGACTTACCATTTTTTCCGCGTGGAAATAGCACTTGTACGTTTTGGGGATGTTGTCAAACGCGTCCTCAAAAATATGGACCTCGCCGCTTCTGCCCGGGATCGTATAGGATTCAACCCGCCGGACAGGGGATTTGATTTGCGGGTATTCCTCCACTTTTAAAATTGGGAAATCCCAGGTTGCCCGGTCCCCAAACAAAAACCCGTTATCCAGCCAATTAACCAACCAGCGCCGCCTCCTTTTGCATCACTTTTGTCTGCATCCGGTCCATGATCCGGTCCACCAGGGAATTTTCGTCCTCGCCGGGCTGCTGGTAGATTTGGAAAGTCACGCCGCCGAAATTGTACTGCACGTTCGGCTTTTGCTCCGCCGTTGGCCGTTTCACGGTGCCCGTCGGTAGGTCCATGTACTCCGTTTTCCGCATCAAATCCGCCTGCGCCCTTGTCAGGACCATCTCGCCTTTGTGGAGCTGCGCAATGTAGCCGTTAAACGGTACATAACTCAGGCCCTTTTCATGAGAGCCGTCGATCATTCTGGATGTCGCCGTTTTGTTAACATTGACGTCGATACTCCGTTTTCCAAAAAGGGAGTTCCACAAATCGTTAAACCAGTTTACCAGCACATTCCAGGCCGATGCGATTCCATCTATGATTCCCTGCACAATATCGCGGCCAATGTTCAAAATTTGGCCCCAATTCTGTGCAAATCCCGCCACGATTTCGCGCACGACCTGTCCTGCCGTGGCAATGATCTGTGGCAAGGATTTTATGATCCCCGCCACAAGCTGGCCAATCAGCAAAACACCCGTCACAACGATATCGGGCAGCATTTTCCCGACGCTCGTGCTCAGAGTGCTTATAATGTCTTTTGCCTTATTTTGGATCGCGGGCAGATTGTCCCGGATACCGTTGCCCAGGCTGCTCACCATGGAGGCAGCCATATCCAAAAATTCCGGGAGGGACGCAGAAAACGCGCTCAGGGTATCCGCCACGATGTCTCCTGCCGCTGCAATCATGCCGCTGATGCCATCCGTGCGAAATGCCTCCGTCAGTGTGTTGACCGCATCCACGGCACCGGGCAAGAGGTCGTTTGTCAGCGCCTCGGAAATCGGCTTAAAAATCTCACCCACCAGTGCCCGGGCGTTGTCTTTCAGCGTGGAAAACTGGCCTTTCATCGTCTGACTTGCCTTTTCCATGCCGTTGTAAAACTGCCCGCCCTGAGAGGTTGCCGATTCCATCGCCATCTTGATTTCGTCAAACGAGACCGTCCCTTTTGAAACCCGGTCGTATAGCTGCTCCATGGATTCGCCAGTCTGCTTTGCAATCTCATTGAGCGGGTTAAAGCCCTGTTCCGCCATCATGTTGATGTACTCCAGGGTCACCTTTCCCGTGGAACTCATTTTGCCAAAAGCATTTACCAGGCTGTCCAGTTTCCCTTGATCGCCAAGGGAAATATCTCCCAATTGGCGTAGGTACTTGTCCGTGTCCTGACTGGCGACATTCATGGCAAGTAGCTGCTGGGTTGCCTGCGCAAGACCTGCCATTTCAAACGGCGTTTTCGCGGCAAGCTCTTTTAGGGACGCTACCTTTTTTTCTGCCTCCTCTGTGGAGCCAAGCATAGTTTCAAAATTTGTGGTATACTGCTCCATTTCGGCGTTGTAATCCACGCCGATTTTTCCCAGTGCCAATATACCGCCCGCCGCTGCTGCGCCCATCCCAGCAAACACTTTTGCGCTGGTGCTTACAACGCTTTTTAAAGCGCCCATAACACCCGACGCCGTGTTTTTCAGCGCGTTCAGGGCCTTTTCACCGGTCACGGTTGCCCCTTTCAGCGTGACCTGCAACGCCTTCGCCAGCGGGGAAACGCCGTCGGAAGCGACGTACTTAAATGCAGACGCCAGTCCTTTGGATTCCGATTTCGCCGTTTTGAGTTTTTGGGCCATGTCGGCAAATTCGTTTCGCGCGTCTTTCAGCTTTGCCGCCAGTTCCTTCGCCGCGTCGGAATTTTCCCCCTGCTCAGCCGCAGTCGTGACAAGTTCCTTTGTCAGACTTGCCACATTGGAGCGTGCAGCGCCATATTCCGCTTTCATTTCGGCGATGATCACCTTGTTGGCTTTTCCGGCGTTCGCCAAAAGGGAAAAGGACTCTTTCAGTTTCCCGAAAGCTGTGGATGCCGTGCCAGCAGAATCTTTGGTATCCTCCAATTCTGCGTTGGACTTTTTCAACTCACTTTCCATTTTGGAAAGCTCGGTCTGTGCTCCATACACGGCTTGTTTCCACTTTAGGGTTTCAATTTCATCTTCTCCGAATCTATCCGCCGCTTTTTTCAGCATGTCGGAAAGGGCACTCACGCGCTCCTTCTGCACCTCGATTTGTTTGGTGAGTATTTGGGACGTGGATTCCGCTTTTTTGGTAGCGGATGTGCTTTCATCAAAACTCGCCGCCACCATTTTCATCTCTGCCGTGAGCGTTTTTGCTTGCTCTACGATTTTTTTCATAGAGTCCCGGTATTCTTTTTCACCGTCTATGCCTATTTTAGGGCCAATATTTATTGCCATAGCCTCACCTCACATTCATTAAATCGTCGACATCTGCGTAGACCTTTTGTTTTGCGCCGTTGGCAATTTGTTGGCATGCCATCATGTCGGCAATTTCACCAACCGGGCACGATAGGACCTCGTTCCTTCTCATGCCCAGTTGGCTCCCGCAAAATAAATACCACGCAAGAGTCATCTTCACTCTTACGTGGTTTCTGCGTTTTTTCCTGTTTCCGGCGCCACCTCTACCGTCCTTTCGGCGGAGATCCCCATAGACTCGTAGGCTTTGTCTTTGAGTTCCAGCATCTCTTGCATCGAGATCATGTCCTTGAGGATGGAGGCGTCCGGCACCTCCGGCGTGTCCACCGTTTCCCCGGACATCCACGCCAGCGCCTTCACCCTGTCCCGGCCGCCGCACAGAAGGATGTGGATAAGTTCCACCATCGTGCCGGCGGCGTTTTCCCCGGCCTTTTCCATGACCTCCCCCAGTTTTGTCAGGCCGCCGAACGCCTGATTGACCCGCTCATTGGCGGAAACCGTCAGGCACATGGGATACTGCTTCCCGTACAGGTCAACATAGGTTGTCCGTTTGTCATCCATCATACAGCAACCCCTCCCGGCGCGGTGTAGTTAAGCTTCTTGCGGATGTAGGCGACCGCTTCTTCTTCGGTTGCAAAATTGGTTTTGGGGATGATCTTCCAGTTATGCTTCGCAGTGTCATCCCGCAGCAACGTTGCATTCAGTTCCTGATCCTGCCAGCTTACACTTTCCTCCTGGGTTTCAGCCGCTTCCGACGGAATAGCAAACCGTGCCTTTGTGAAAATAACCGCCCGGTAGGAAGTCACGCTGTTCATTAGCATCCGCTTGACGGCGCCAATCCCAACATAGGGCGGATTCATGCTTTCTCCATACTCGACTTCCTCCACGCCATCCGGTCCCGCTTCTGTTGGCGTGATTCCCAGGATAAAAGCCTCCTCTTCGCCGCTCAGACCGTCCACGGTAATGGTCGCGGTGCCATTCGCGAACTGCGCCGGTTCGATTTCCGCCACGCGGTTGTTTGCATAAAATGCGTTGTCCTCCGTGGTTTCCACGTCGGTTTCCATGCTTCGCGCTCTGGCCAGCTCCCGGCATCCGCTATATGTTACGGTAGCTTCCGCATTGGAATAAAGCGCAACATGGACCCTCGAAAATCCTGTTGTTACCATAAATTACCTTCCTTTCGTGTGTTTTTTAAATTCATCTTCAAACGCTTCCTTCATGGCGTTTTCCGTGGCTTTCTTGGTTCGGCGCACCGTTTTGTCGATAAACTGGGTCTTTTCCCGGAACGAGGTGCCGCTGTTTATCGATCTCGCAATCAGTGAGTTGGGCTGCCCGTTTGGGTACTTCTTTGTTTTCACGCTGTTGTACCCGTCAAAGCCAAGTTTTACGTTGTAATAGCCGTTTTCATATTGCATTGGCGAGACGCCAAATCCCTCAATGAGTCCAGCTTTTTGGGCGGAGGTGATTCCGTCCAATTTGTCCTTTTCGGTGCCATGGGCGCGGTGATCCACCACGGGAAGGGCCTCTATACTTCCTTTTATGGCGTCGGCCATCACCTTTGCGCCCTCGTATACCGTTGCTCCACAGATCCCCCGAACGGTTTCAAATTCTTGCAGCGTGCTAAGCTGCTTTTCGTACTCTTCCAGGCCCTTAAACGTGAATTTCGCCATTACGTGAACACCCACTCCCATTCGTAGTGGATTAGTCCGGTCTCCGCTTCGTATTGCACGCTGTTGAGCCGCCACAGAAATTTGTTTTTGGTGAGCATGTCCCGGATCGCATCCACAACCCGGTCATATTCCGTTTTCGTGAAATAATCGGTCGTTCCGGTGACTGCTGTTTCCGCCATGGTGTTATTTGCGTGGAAATCATCAGTCCCATCCTCTTGCCAAATCGCGAAGGGCGGGGAGAGCTTTGGGCGGAAATAGTGGTAAACTTTTGTCCCCATTTCACTGTGAAATTTTCCGATTTTCTCAACCTTTTCCTGGAACGTCATACAATTCCTCCAATCGCTCCAACGTCAAATCCGTGACGCGCAGCCCATCCCCGTCATACAGGTGCTGCACATTGTCGATCCGGTATTGCTCCCCGCCGATCAAGGCGTACATCCCTATCCGGATGCCCCGGTCCTGCCAGATCCTCACCAGCATGTCCACCTGCTCATTGACCCCTTTGGCGGCGTACTGTCGGCCATAACCGACGGTACGCTCACCGTAAAAGTACTTTTTCCCGGGTACAAGGTGCTCGTCTGGCATTTCCCCGGGTCCTGCCTCGTTTTTCAGGGTACAGATTTGCAAAACACCATCGTCAAACAGCATCCGCTGCCCCCTTCTGGCCGAAAAGCCGGTTATTCATGGCCCAGCGCAGCATCCGCGGCATGGCCGCATCCTCTGACGCCCGCTTCCGGTACAGGTAGGCCGCATACATGACCCGGATGCTTTCGTCCTCCACGGAGTCCGTCAGGCGGATGCCCTCCCGCTCGATCATCTCCTCCGCCGTGTCCAGCAGGTGCAAAAGGTATTGGTCAAACACATCCGTTTGCATTTGCAGGTCAAGCTTCAGGAGCAGCAGTCTGTCATCCTTTGTCATAGGCGTCGGGCTTAGGCCGCCTTGTTTGCCGTATCCTCCGCAAAGGTCACGGCGTCAGCGGTGGGCGCGGTTCCGTTCAGACCAATCGCGACAAATCCCTCCGCAATGACGGGCAGACCGTCATACCGGGCAGTTCCCTTAAACACCGTCTGGTCCTCCAGGAATCGGACGTGCTCGCTCTGCGCGATTGCCGCCCCGGCACGCTCTGCCAGCAGATACAGGTCACCATAACCGCCGATCATCACGCCATCCGGGATAAAAGACAGCACTTCGATGGTGCCTCCGATGATGGGCATGGTCGCGCCAATACCGGACACGATAGCCCCGGCGGCGTTGATGGTCAAAGCGTTGGAAATCAGGCTGGTGTATGTCGTCTCGTTCATGGCCCAGAATTTGGAGCCGCGGCTGTATTTCCCCTTTGCCGCTCCGGTCGCGGTCACCATGGCCTTAAAAAGCGCGGCGTCCGTCTTGCCGGAAATGGCAATTACGTTCGTCGCGCTCAAATCGGTCCATGGCACCGTATTGGCGGTGTCGCTGGGTTTTTCGGTCTGCACCAGCCGGGTCACGATCCCCAGCGGCATCTTGGTCCCGGTTCCGTACAAAATCGCCTTGTCCAGAGCCAGGCCGATCGCCTGTCCCAGTGCGGAGATGATCTCAGTCGCCAGCGCGATGTCGGAATCTTCCAGGACCGCGTTGCAGACGGCGATAAAACCGCCCACTTTGTAGCCGTCCACCTCCACGCTGGTAAAACTCAAATTCAGTTCATTCAGTTTGGCACACATCTCCGTCCACACTGCTTCCGGCACCGTGCCCATGACCGTCTGTCTTGCCTTTCCGGGCACGCTCCTGACGTTGACATGCTTGTACAGCTTGCTGTAGTTGGTCACATTTTCCCGCAGCAGGTTGAGCACGACGGTGGGAATCAGCAGCTCGCCTCCAGTAATGGTCCGTTTCTCATGGCCCAGGTCACGGACGCGCTGCAAAAACTCCTTCACGTCGGTTCGCGCGAAGAAAGAATCCCGCTCCTGGCCGCTCATTCCGAAAAATTTCGCATTGGTGTTCATTTTTACTTCATCCTTTCTTTTTTCAGGTTTCGGGGCCGCGTCTCTCGTAGGCTCCTTTCCCTCCGCCTCGGCCAGTTCCCTTTCCAATTTTTCGATATCCGCCACCAGGTCGGATTTTGCCTTTTCATGTTTGCCCTTGTCCGCCTCGAAGGTATCCACCTCAGCGGAAACGGCGTCCTGCTCTTCCTGGGTCGTGGCCTCATTGATTGCGGCTTCCAATTCCGCCTCCCGGCGCTGGAATTCCGCGTCTTTTGCCCGGAGTTCCTCCAAACTCACTTTTTTCATGTCGATGCTCCGCCGGAGCATCAGGGTTTTTAATGCCATTTTTTCATTCTCCTTTCAGGCGGGACAGCATTTTCCCCCGCCATTGATTTCGTTTTTCCTCCTGCGCCCGGTCAAATCTCGCTCTCGCGGAAATCGACGTATCCACATAGGCGGGGAATGTACACGGGGAAACCTCATAGAGCGGATCAACTTCCAAAATCCGCGTCCGGTACCGCCCATCTTCCCACGATTCCTCCTGGCGTTTGATGTCAAAGCCAAAGGAGCAGCCGTCCACATCCCCACGCTCCACTCTTGCGTAGGCGTTTACCGCGTCCTGGTCCTTTTCGTTGATCAAGATGCTTCCAAACAGACCCGCCGCGTCCTCCCGCAATGTCAGTGTCCCGGCGGCGGTGCTTCCCAGCACCAGATCATGGTTGTGGTTCCACAGCGCCTTCACGTCCGCCCGCGAATGGATCGCGTTTTGAAAGGCCCCCGGTGCAATGGTCTCCTCCCAATCGTCGAAAACCTGGTACGGCTTGTCGAATACGGCAAAATACCCTTCCAGATACCGTTTCCCGTCCCGCTCCCGGATTTTCGCGTCCTGCATTTTCAGCGTGCGTCTTTCCATGCATTAATCACCTCCTTGCAGTTTGGATTGATCGCCAATTTTGGCCCTTGGGATGTAATTTTCCAGTAGGACCAACTCATTCAGCCCCTCCCGTGGGGACATTCCAGCCCAGTCGCGTACTTCGTTTCCGTCCATGGTCCCGCACGCGTGCATTTCCAGCGCCAGGGAAACCAGATCCTTTAACTCATAGCTGTACAGGCTCCGCGGGTTAAAACGAAAATACCATTCCTGCTTGTAGAGCAGCTTCCTCGTTTCCTCCTGCTGGATGATGTTGGCGATTGGCATGATTTGGGCCGCAATAAAGTTGTTCCAGGCTTCCCGTTTGAAATCTCCCACGCCCAAAACAAAAGGCGGCACGCCTAAAATGGCCGCCACCGTCTGCTTATCCAATTTCACCATGTCGGTGATCGCCAAGTCCGCCAGCGTCAGCGGTTTCACCTGCTCGACGGAAAATTGCTCGGCGGGTATCATCCACGGCTCCCCGGCCTGATTGGTGCTGATGTACTCTTTCAGCAGACGGCTCCTTCCTTCCGGGCTTGCAAATTCGTCCGCCATTGCGTCAACCTTGACGATGAGCGACGGCTTCCATTTGGATTCCATAAACCCTTTTTCCGTTGTGGCCGCCTGTTTCAGGTTGTTCGCTACATCCTTCAGCGCCACCCGGTAGCCGGTGCCCCGCCACGGTTGGTTTTCGTCCGGATTGAGCACAAAGTGGAGCATCTCCCTTGGGTCGTAGGCATCCCCGTTTATGTAGATTTTATATCCCCATCCGTCCGGCAGAAACGACACCATACTGGGAGGTATTGGCACCAGGTCCTCCAGGTACCCCCGCCTTGTTTTCGGATAGACAACGGCGTTTCCATCCCCGCCCAGGAACATTGTTTTCACGATCCACTGGATAAAATTTGACCGCCCCATATAGGAGTTCGGTTCGATATCCACTTTTCTCGATAACTGGTTGCGGATTCTCACGTCCCCGTCCTCGGTATTTTCCATCAGGTGGATTGTCATGCTCCCCACGAGTTTTGCAATCGTATCCACCGCCGCGCAGATTTCCGGGTTATGGGCAAGGCTTGTATATCCGCTGCACGCCAACGTCTCGTAAGCTTCCGGTGAGCACAGCCACGCCGTGCAACTGTCTTTCACAGGCTCCGCCCGGACCGTCGGCTTCCCCTTTTTTCGTTTGCTCATTCTTCACCCCACCATTTCTTTGCAGTTTTCTTTTTCTCCATGTTTTCCAGATACCTGACACAAGCAAAAACAGACGCGTCAAAAATATCGATCCTGTTTTCCGGCTGAATTTTGTCATAGGCGACCATATCGTCCGTTTTTTCGATCGCCCGCACATTTTCCACGCAATACTCAAAAGCTTCGGAGTGCAGGTAATAGAGTGCGCCGTTTTTAACGGCGTTTTCGATATGCCGAAAACCTTCAGATTTTTTGTAATAATATTGCGGCTGGTCCACGATGGAAAACCCAGCCGCTTTCATTCCGATAAAGTACTCCCGGCAAAACTTCCGGTCATGGCCGACTTGCCGAATCTTAAATCCTCGCTTTTTCATGGTCACAAACCAGTTGACTACATCCGCATGGTTGACAGTTGGGGAGTTGCACATTGTGAGCCACCCTTCATCCCTCCAGCCAAACAGCGGTATCCCGTCTTCGTCCGCTTTTTTGTGGGCCATGACCACCGGAAACCACGCATGCGGAATGATGATATCCACGCCCTTGTAGTTTCCATACAGCGCGGCGGCGGTCAAATCGTGGAGTTTGGAGAGGTCCGCGCCGCCATACCAGTCTATTGGCAGCTTTGCCAGTTGTTCCAGCGTCCAGTCATATTTCCCATCGCTCCGCTTGAATTCGTCCAAATCGAAATAGGCCCGCATTGCGCTTGTGTAAATATCCAGGCTTCTGGACAAAAAATCCTTTCGCTGCTGTGGGTCGTTCAGTGCCTGCAATGCCTCCTGCATGATATCCGCCGGGCGGATCGTCACGCCGTAGTTGGGGTTCGCTTTTTCGTGCTGCACCGCAGCGGTAAAATCCACGTTCCCGTTTTCGTCCTGGTCTGCCCGGCTCACGAAAACAAACAGGGAATCATCCGCCACCGTGCCGGATACGACCTTTACCGCGTAATCCAACCGGCGGTAGCAAAAGGAGTTGATATTGTCCCCCGCCGTGGTGATACCGATCATCAGCTTGTTTGTGTACGCTTTCATCGCCTCTTTAAACCGGTTGTATTGGCTGGCCCGTTTGAATGCGTGCATTTCGTCGGCAATTGCGATGTTGCAATTGAAGGAATCCTGGGTGTCCGGATTGGACGCCAACGCCTCTATGTGGATGCTTCCCACCACATTCCCATCATCGTCCAGAAACTGGTACCGGATGGAGTGTTCCGCGTTATTGTCCCGGACGGAAAAGTCCTCGATCATGCCCCCGGCTCTCAGGGAGTGTAAAATAAACTCGAAACTCTGGCATGCCTGTTTTTGGCTTGCCGCCACGATGTAGATCGTTGCGCCGGAACGTCTTTCCAGCAGTGCCAGCCCCCAGGCCACCGCGGCGATAAAGGTTGTTTTCCCGTTTTTTCTCGGAATCATGATAAACGCTTCCTTGTATCGTCGCTCATTGGTCCCCTTGTAGTAAAATCCCACCAGGTTATACACGATAAACACTTGCCAGTCCGCAAGCAAAAGCGGCGTGTTCATCAGTGGGTTCCCGTCCAGGTCTTCACCCTTTTTGTGTACCATCGTTGTTTCGATGATTCCGATCACAAAATCCGGTTCTTTCGTCCTGAGTTCCAGATCCTCCCGTTTCAGATCCCCCAAAAAACGGGCACATGCCATCATGACTTCCTTCCCGACTTTTCGTTTTTTCCCGGCCATTGCCGCTTTGGCGTAGTCAATAGCGATTTGCTTGTAGCATTTAGCCAAGCTTTTTCACCACCTCTGCCAGCGCGTTCTTTTTTGGGGGCAGCATGGCCTTTTCGTTCAGCTTTTTCAGCCCGGCAGGTGTCAAGCCCAAATCACGCCAGTAGGCAAGAGCCGATTTGTTCAGATCATCCCACAAAACAAGCAGCGGATTTTTTATCAGGTTGGTCGATCCGTTTTTGTTGGTATACTCCATGACGGACTTCCCGCCAGACTTCCGGAACTCCGCTTTTGTCTTGTCCCTCTGAGCCAGGACTGCTGCAAGTGTGTCAATCGTCGGGTCAAACGCCTCTTTGTAGGTTCCAACTGCTTTGCAGTTGTCTGTAATGACCTGTTTCCACTTCTTTTCGGTCATGATTTTCCCCCTTTCATCAAATTTTCCGCCGCATTTGGAAAGATTTACCCACGCCAGTAACGAAGCCCGGATACTACGTATCCGGAGGGTGGGGGGGATCATATCCGCGGCGCATGGCGAGAGCCTTTTCCGGGTGCATTTTGTTGTGGCAAGCGTGGCATAAACTGACCAAATTTTCCGGTTTATATGCCAATTCCGGCCAAATATCCACGTGTTTTACGTGGTGTACTTCCTTCGCCGGTGTGTTCCTGCCGTATCGTCTGCACTCTCGGCACATATAGCCATCCCTGCGCAATATCGCCTTGCGTGCCCGTTTCCACTTTTTGCCGTTGTAGTCAAAATCCATCTATCCCGTCTCCTTGCGAAACGAAGAAGAGGCCAGGTGTTCCCTGACCTCTTCCGCTGATTGTAGCAATCATACCACAGATATCAGGATTTTCAACCCAACGAATTCTCAACTTTCAGTGCCGCCATACAGAGAGATCGTAAACTTGCGGAGTATGCTGTCCTTGCGGTGATATACGGTTTTCACATCGCAATGCAGGCGTCCCGCCAGGCTGTCCGCTGCACCCCGCTCCCGTCGGATGTAAAAGCGCGTCAAGATTTCTCTTTCCTCGTTATTTAGCAGGGATAGGGCAGCATCCACCAGCCCAACCCAGATCCGGGCTTGTTTCAAATTCCTTTCCAGTTCCTCCCGGTGGACAATGTTGTTTAGCAGCCGATCATCCCGGCCACCGCCGCTCCCCCTCACCGGCGAACCGTCTAAATCCAGGGGCCGTATACTCTGCGCTTCAATTTCCAGTGCCTTGATTTGTTCTGGCAAAGATCTCAGCGCCTGTTTCTTCGCTTCGTACTGTTCCAATTTCTCAATTGCTTCTTTCTTCCATTGCATGGCATGACCTCCTTTTTCGTTTTGGCTCCAAAAGTTTACACATCTACAAGGCTTAACCTACCCGGCGTCTTTGCCGGTGGATTCCATTTTCTTTTTCTTCCGCTTTTCCGTGACAGCTACATATTTAAAATAGAGATATCCGTACTTGGTTGCCCTGGTCTCCACCAGCTTGTACCCCTTCGGCGCTCTTGGCGGACGCTTTTCTGAGTAGCCGCCACGGATTTTCACCTCCGTTGGCTCCTCCCTTTCCGGCTTCCGTGCATTTTTGGTTTGAAACCAACGGTGTCCGCCGACCTCTTCCGTCCAGTGGTCAAAAAGGTAGCTCGCAAGCCCCTGATAGTCCGGGCCATGATCCACGCCCTCATAATAGCAGTGCTCCCGGAGGTGGCTTATCCGCTTGATTTTTCCGTATTTCCATTTCTCGGAAATAAAGCCCTCCGGGATTCCCTCGGAGACCATGTGGAAATGTATCCTGTGAGTGCTCTTTCCCCGGCCCATGTATAAGAATATCACCGCGTCGGGATATGCCCGTTTCAGCACGCGGATAAAATTCTTCCGCACCTGCTTCGCCTCGGCGAAGGTATGTACCTCATATTCATCATCAAAGGTAAGCGTGCTATATAAAGAGGATGTGGAAAAATTCGCCTGGAAATTCCGGTAATGCTTCCGTCTGGATAGTTCGGTTTTGAACTTCTCGTACTCTTCCTTACTCTCGAATCTATCCCGGCTCACCCGCTCCGGGTCGTAGTTTGTAAGATTTCGGATGTTGTCCGGCACATTGTATACAATTTGCTCACACACCGCCCCGGAATCCGTCCTCCGTTTCATGGTTTTCAAGCACGTTCCCTCCTTATATATAATGGTGCCTGTCATCGGCTCCGATTTGGCCGCAACATTTCGTCACGGCCACAGCGCAACCGGTGTTATTTCTTTCCGTTTTTGTTTCCCCAAACAACATACACGATCAACGCCAAAACTTCCGCGGCCAGCGTCGCAAAGACGCCAACCCAAAATGCAGGTATGTACATATCAGTTCCCCCCTTTCTTACTCCGCTTCCCCTCCACCCTGTTATTCGCCGTTAACTGCTCCGGGAAATAGCTCTCCCGAAAACTCGCCCACACGCCTTGAAACTCCAATACCGCAAACCGGAACAGAGGATGGACATACACCACGCGCCCACGAATAAGTGGCCTGTAGTTGTCCTTGTCGCCGAAAGTGCTCTCTGTTTTTACCATGTACTCCTCGCCGATCCGCATTTTTACACCTCCCGAATGATATAACCCTTGTCTGCCATCATTTTGTATTTGATCCTGTATTGCGGCGTCTTGGTTGGCCTTGATTTGGTGTCCTCCACCACCATAGCGCCCGGTCCCAGCCTCCTCCAATATGTAAGATCCCGAAATACGCCGCTTGTCGGCATAAACTCCCCGGCCCACTCTATCCTGTAGACAAAATCCGCCTGATAACGGATTGCCCGGATTCTCTGGCCCTTGTCCGTGGTGTATGCCTCCTGGAGTGTAAAATCCTGCTGCAATCTCAGATTTGAGATCAAGCCCTCCCGCTGTGCGTCCATCAGCTCTAAGTACCGGCAAGCCTCTTTTTTGGATGCAAATCGGATACCCGCCACCGTCACCGGCTGGTTTCGGTACTTTGACCGGCCCGGCGCGCTGTTTTCTTTGTCATTTTCCACGACAAACGCCGCCACCTGCCTCCGCATTCCCGGCGGCAAATCCGCAAACGATTCATAACGCAATCCGCCCACTAAATCACCTCCTACCCCAATTTTTACCATAAAGTACACGCCTCCCCCACTCATAGAGGCCCGGGTATTCGTGCGGATTAAAATTAAAGCCATATATTTCGTAAAAGCTGTCATTGCTCATTTGGAACCAATCCAGGCAAAGTTTTTGCTTGCTATACAGTTTCCCATTGATGCAAACGCTGTCTGTTCCAGGCATAGTAAAAATTTTCACCCTTCTTCCTCTTTCGTTCAATTTTTTATTGACTTTACGCCCGATTGGTCGTATTATAAATACGGCCAATCGGTCATGCTTTTGAAAAGGAGCCATTTTTATGTTTGAACCCAAATACTACGACGGATACCAAACTCCCACCGAAATAATTAACGGTGAAGAATACCAGTATATCGAGCTGGATCACCACATCCTCCGCAACCGCCGCACCGAGTTTGGCATGACCCAGCAGCAGGTTGCAGACGCCGCTGGAATCCAACTGCGCCAATATCAGCGGTTTGAAAACGGCGAGCGAACGATGGCCAGCGCTAGTATGCGTATTGGGCTTTCCATCTGCCTTGTTCTAAAACTGAATCCTTATCGTTTTGTTGTAGTGCCTTAACCGTCCATCTTTGCGCCGCATCCGGGGCATCGCCTCGACTTGTAATTTGCGTCGGTATTTTTTTCAAGCGTGCAACACTCAGAACAATAAACTTGTCCGCCTACCGCATCCCGGTAAATCCACCGACCATGCCGCAAGGGTTCGGCTTCGACTTCTGGGACATCGTTTGCAAGATATGTGGCCCAGTGAATAGCGCTTTGCGTTACACGCCTATTAAACCATACTTGGCACTTTGGGGATTGTATCAGTTCTAGCAGCGCCTTCCGGCTGATCATGTCATCCATTATCGGTTCTCCTTTCTCCGTAGGAACAGAAATCGCCCGCTTCTTTTATCGGGTTAAAAGCTCTCTCCCAATTCATTCCGTACCTGAAACTGTGTCCGCAAAAGCCGCAGTAATATCCGGTGTTCCCATCGGTTCGCTTGTAAGGTTTACCAAAGCGGCAATCCTTACACCGCACCGCTTCCACAGCGTCCGCCGTGGTGTGGTTGTGCATGACCTCAAACGGGATTCCCGCCCGCTGTGCCAACTCCACGCACACAGAGGGATCCTTCCCGCCGGAGGTCGTCACGATCAACGGCTCCCCGTAGGCGGATAAGGACATCTCAGACGCCGCCCGCAGCCGCTCAATTGCCACATGCTCTAAGTCGCTCATACACCCACCCAAGCGACCTTTCCCAGATAGCTCAGCTTTTCCGTTTCCACTTTACTTTCGATGGTGACGCATTGGATGTACACCCGGCTGACTGCGCCCGCCACGACGATGGTCCCGTTTCCGGCCATGACGATTTCGCGCCCATTGCCGTCCATGATATTTTCCAAATCAGGATCGACCCGCACGATTTTGTTATCCGCGCTGCGCTGCCATAGGTTCAGGCCAGCCATTGTGAGATCCGTTTTCAGCATTTTCCATTGCGGCTCCTGGTCTACCTTCGGCACCCCGCCCAGGGCAATGTCCCTAATAATGGCGTTGGTTTCTTTTTTTCGCACCTGGTACGCCTCTCCGCTTTTTGGCACGTCTCCCAGATGCTCCGCAATCAGCCCCAGGGCCTTCCGCGGCAGGTATTCCCTGGTGGAAATCACAGCCCAGCCGTTCCCCGTTATGATGATCCTGCCCAGGTCCCCATCTCCATCGGCTGCCAGCTTGTAGCCATATCTCTCATATTCTTTTTTCATGGCCTTGACCAGGCCGCTCTCTTTGATTACCATTTTCTGTCCCCCTTTTGGATGACAATCGAGTCCCGCGTCCTGTAGCAGATAAGCCGGATCGTTTTTTCGTCCCGATAGGTAACGCCATATTCCCGCGGGTCAAGGTGGTTTTCCCGCAGGATGCGCTCCTCCCGTTCCGTCGGCACCGTAATCCTCCCCATGTCCGTCACCCGGCCAAGGCCGCCACGGTCACAAGGATCATGACAATGGCCGCAATAGCCACCATTGCCACACCCCGCCACCATCTTTCCTGCCTCTGCTTCTGCGCTGCTTCGTAGAGCGCCAGCCTCCGGTCGCGTTCCATCAGATACCGAGCCTCTTCCGCCGTAAAGATGCTCCCTAAATACGTTCGGACGCCCGTCCGGTTTGGATTGTTGTTGCACATCGAAATCACGTCGTGATCCTCTCTGTCAAATTCAGCCATGCGTTTTCCTCCTTAAATTTTTGAATCTGGTGGGATGGGCCGGATTCGGACCGGCATTTCCATCGACCGTGGCGCTTTGCCTTTTAAGCCACCATCCCATAAACCCGGCCAAAAGGCCGGGCGGTTTATTATTTTAAGAGAAGGAAGGTGCGTAGCCTTTTGGCTACAGAAACCCGCTGGTGTACCATGGCAGCGTCAAAGAGAGCGACGCAGACGGTCGGGGCGCACGAAGAATTAGGTAACGTTCTTTTCTTTTTCCCGCCGCCCGCTTGGTCTCTCTGAACGCATCCATGATTTTTGCAAGCATAGCCTCTATACAATCGGCCACCATGGAGGCAGCTTCCTTTATAAGTCGCATTGCCTCCGCGACCTCCGCCACGGTAGGCATCTTCATGGATTCCAGGCATTTATTCCCCCGCATGGTTATCACCTCCCCTCTAAATTTGATTGAAAAATTATGCACCCTTTCGGGCTGGTAGCGCGAGGCCGATTCGAACGGCCTTCCGACGGACATTCAGGAAACCGTCTCGTTTCCTACCGCGCCATATCGCGCCGGTGTGAGGTCCCGGCGCCCCGCCACCAGGCGGCACCATTAAGCTGCACCGACATCCTCTATCCACGGCCTTCCTTCGGCTCAACGCATTCTAGCACCACGTATTCCGCCTCGGCCTTGTACTTTCCGCAAACCTCCATGTGCTCACAGCCGATTTGCACGATTGTTGCGGTATCTCCGCGTAAAGTGTCTTCCTTCACCCAAATGCGCGAGCAGTCTTCGCAGCATTTTCTGAATCTTATGTCAATCATGTGGTCTCCTTTTTAAGTAATCTCAGCTAGAGTACTCACGCCTCGCTCTGTCTCCCTATCTTTTTGATATCCTGAGATGTATACCCCAGCGCTTTTAGCAGGATTACAGGATCTGGCTTGATCGTCTTAACAATGGTTCTTAGGTTTTTCATTTTGATGCTGTCCGGGTTCTCCATCATGTTGAACGCGGTTTTGGGGCATACATTGATTGCACGGCCCTTTTCCGGGAACGACTTATAGCCGTACCACGCAAATCTCGCGTCAACTTCCCGCAAGAAGTCCTTCATGGCATCTCTTTCGGCGTACTGCCTGATCCTTGGCATTTTCGCTTCTCCTTCCCGCCCGGCTTATTCGCCGGGCTTTTTCTGTAGCGGCTCCCAGTCCATTAGCCGGATTGCTTTTTTCAGTACCTCCTTAGCTTGCCATACCGGCAGCCCCTCCGCACGAAGCGCATCAATGGCCTTTTCCGCCAGCTCGTCCATGTCATCGTCGCTCTTAAAGATTCGCCCTTTGTATTTTCCTCTTCCGGCCTTTGCTGGAATGTCTATGCTCACATCTTCACCCCCATCATCAAAACACTGATAAGATAAGCGCCAAACTTGCCAGCCCCAGGGCTAGGCACGACACCGCCACAGAAACTTTCCCCAGAATCTCCCGCTTCCTGTTCCGCTGTATTTCCTTGTATAAGAACAAGTTCACTCGCCCCAATACAATTTGAAAATCTTTTCCGTCCATTTCTCTTCCACGTATGTAGTCATTCACCCGGCTTGTCGCCATTTCAGGGTTTCCATTCCGCAGAATGTTGTCAATCATTTCAATGTCGTTTCTGTCCATTTTCCTCATCCCCTTCCATTCAGGCGCTTTCTCTATTCGCGGTCGCGATTTTGATTGCTTGCCCCATTACGCTAATATCGTGGGTTATGGACTTGCTCACATCAGCGTGATACCTGTCTGGCACTTCGCTCAATGCTTTTTTGATTTCGTCGAGCACTTCCATTTTCTTTTCCTCGCTCACTGCTCTCACTCCTTTTATTAGGTTAATTAATAGCTTATTTAATCTACCTAAATAATAGCATATAGTATCCTCCTTGTCAAGCATTATTTTTAAGTTACTTAAAATTTTTCTTGACTATTCTTTATTAATTTGGTATACTACTTATACAAGGAGGTGACAAGGATATGGAAATGAAGGACCGGATTTCTTATATAATCGAAAAGAGGAATGTTAAGAAATCTGAATTTGCAAAACAAATAAAAGTTTCCCCGGCATCTGTAACTCAGATGTGCTCAGGGAAAATTAACCCAAGCGCCCAGACTGTTGATCTGATATGCCAAAGATTCCGTATTCGGGAAGAATGGTTATTGAACGGAACCGGAGAAATGGAATTGGATGGCACCCAACGTGAAAAGCTGCAAAATTTCTTTTCGGACGTCCTGGCTACTGCGCCGGATGAACGCAGCGCCTTTGTAGCAGCTCTAGGTGATCTCCCGGCGGATTTCTGGCCTCTCGTTGCCACTCTGGCTAGAAACTATGTCGATAACCTAAAAAAAGAGGATTGACCGACGGGTCAATCCTCTTTTTTATTATGTATAGTCATTACCGCTCTTTCTTTCGAATAAATTTTGACATCATTCCATAAAAGAAATCCACGTCCTCGTAGTACATCCTGCACAGCATCTTTTCAATCTCTTCAATCATTTCATTTTTACTCATAAAAACCTCCTAAACCGATTTATGTATCTGTCTGACGCCCTAATCTTACCACGTTTTTGTGTCGGGCGCTGTCGTACTTTGTCGTAATTCAAAAATATGTTCTATAAATTTCAGTCCGGAAACTCAAGGAAAAGCAGCCAATAAATCTGCTCAATGCTGGTCTCGTCCGCTTCCTCCACCCGGTCAATGATGTGCTTTCTCATTTCTTCTGGGCACATTTTCTCATAACCTCCTAAGATTTGGTAAATTTTTTCCTTGCATTCCGGCAGGCTTTGTGATACTCTATTTTTTAGAGCCTGTTGTAGTTTATATAACTCTTTCACGGTCATGTATGCCGCTCGTCGGGGGGCATCGTCCAGTTTGTCAGCCATAGCCGCTATGTGCATGGTCACTGGATTAAGTTTCATGTGTTGTCCTCCTTGTTTTGGATGGCAACACCATAGCATAGTTCACCGTGGACTGCAAGTATAAGTTGTGAACATTTCCGGTCCAATTCTGCACGCCAGAAAGTTCAGATCTGAACGCGCAATGTCCAAATTTGAACATTGGGAAAAATCGAAGAAAAGAGATGGAAAATATGGATATAAACGCCATTATTGACGGGATTGTGAAACGTCAGGAAGATGTTGGCTTGACCTACCAGCAGATTGCCGATGCCTCCGGGGTGTCCCGCTCCACGGTCATGCGCATCTTAAAAAAGCAGACCCCGGAGCCGTCGCTCAAAAATATCGCAGACATCGCCATGGCGGTCGGGTATGATATTGACCCGGTCCAGCCCGCAGTCCTCAAAGATCATACCAAAGATTCCTACATAACCTACCTCCAGGAGGCTGTGACCGTCGAGAAAAAGCTGGCCCAGCGGGAACGGGATGTGCAGGAGCACCGGCACAACCGCATTGTGGCGGAGAAAAACCGTACAATCCTTTTCCTCGTGCTTGCCCTGATCCTCGTTATCTCGCTCCTGATCTGCTGGTTGATCATTGACGTGCTGCATCCGTCGCTCGGTTGGATTCAGCGCACCGCGGCATGGAGATCCAACACCGCCCGGCACTTTATGTCCGCACTCCACAATATCCGCTGTTGGCTTAACCTGGTGTAATCCCCTGTTCATCCGCCACGACGGACCGTGCCTGCCATTCCCGGACGATCCCTTCGAAGGCGGCGCGGAGCTGCTTGTCCGCCGCAATGGCGTCCAGCTTGGTTAATAGTTTGGCGTCTTTCTGACGCATGCCCGCCTTTTGCATCCGTTTGCGGAGGCGGGTCAACCGTGTGTCGATGTTGCAGCCGATTTTCACTTCCAGTTCCCGATACATCTTGCCCCGGGTGCGCATCTCTCCGTAGCCGTGCTCCTGGCACATGTCCTTGATCGCCTGGTCAACGTCCGCTTTCCAGTGATCCTCAGCCGGGCGGGAGAGTGCTTTCAGCGCCGTGTCTACCTTATTAGATAGTGCAGTCTGCTGATCCTGGAGTGAGAGCATCTTCTGTTCCATGTCCACAAGGACTTGCGCCTGTGCGGCGATCAACTGCGCTGGGGTGAGCTGGGGCGCGGCATAGGAGCCGGTCTGCCGGACGGAGGGAAGCACCTCAGAGGTGACCCAGTCGGTAAACTTTTCCGCCGTGGGGAGTTTGGAACTGAATACCAATCGGTACAAATCGGATTCAGGAATAAATAAGGCCTCTACACTTTGCATAGCTGGGCTTCCATCCGTTCTTGTTCCGGTCTGTACCCCTATGCCCCGTTTTAGGGCACCCCTGCAATGCGCGGAAATAGCGTTTTGCGGCTTAGCGTACCCAAGCGCCCGCGCCACGTCAATACCGCAGAAAAGTACCGCCCCATTTTCCTCCAATGTCCGAACCTCACCAAATTCAGGGTTGTTAAAAATCTGTAATTCGTTCATAAGTATTTCCTTTCTCCCCGTAGGCCCGTTAGGTCAGGCATGGTCGTTATAGATGATGATTATATTTGAACCGGCTATTGTTCCCGGTCAGTTTAATTTCTGTTACTTCAAAAGCACCGCCGTCCCGTTCACAGTGTTCTGTCCAAGCATGACCGCCATACTGCCGAAGGAGCTGCTTTGCGTGGGTTATAGATATTCCGTCAAGGTTATACCCGATATGGTCAACTAAAGGCCACTTGTCCTCTGGTATGCTATCAGGATAGATTTCACCGCCCGACTTTAATATCACCGGACATCCTTCATTGAATCGGTCCATTGGATTAGAATCTTTCGGGAACTGATAATAACTTAGTCTCATATTTTCTCCTTTCGGTGGTGGGCCGGTTGCCCGCCCCAGTATCTTTAATTGAGTGCTGTATGGATAAATTCAACGGCAGCCTTGATGGTTCGGAATGTGTGGAACTCTCTCCAACCCTTTTCCTCTCGGATATTGACGTGATAAGCGCCGCGAGTTCCTTTCATTCGCTGAATTTCGTAACCGTTGACTACCTTGACTGTTTCGTAAATGCTTTCCATTTTGTTTACCTCCTGTTGTGGGTTGCTGTTCTTTATGGCCTTATTATACACTATAAAGTGTCGTATGTCAATACCTAAGTTTCACTTTTTTATTTATTTTTACACTTTTACTTGACATGGTACATTTAATAGTGTATAATCGTGTGTAGAAGGGAGGTGGGGCAATGCCTTTGAGTATGGCCGAGAAAATCAAGGTGATTCTAGGCCGCAGAAATATGACGATGGGAGAGTTAGCAGAAAGAACTGGTCAGACCAGGCAAAACCTCTCCAATAAAATTAGCCGGGACAATTTTACGGAAAGGGAATTGCGTAAAATAGCCGATGCGCTGGACTGTTCCTATCACGCAGGATTCACCTTGAATGATACGGGAGAAGAGATTTAACTACCTTGCATAAAAGAAGGAGCCGAGAGCGTGATTGCTCCCGGCTTCTTCTTTTTTTGAAAAATTGTAAAATATGTTGAATTTTTGTGAATAAGATGATAATATAAATATGTTGAACAAAAAAGAAAAGGGGTATATTTATGAAACGCTTATTAGCATTATTTTTGACTGTACTTTTGTTGTTCAGTTTTTCGGCCTGCTCCAGTTCTGACACGCAAAGCAGCAGCGACAAGCCTGCAAATCAACCCACAGCAGCCCCCAAAACACCCACCCAGGCACAGGAAAACACCGTTCCCAGAGTATCCGCCACCCCTGAATTTCAAGAGCTTTCCCCCTCCGGAGATCTTGGTGATTATAGCGTCGAAATCGGAGAACTTGAGACCATCCAGGACTATGACGGTAATCCCGCAATTTTGATTGGACTGTCCTTCACGAACAATTCCAGTGAAAACGCCAGTGTGTCCCTGTCCCTCCTATGTAATGCCTATCAAAACGGTGTTGAACTCGAAACCGCATTTATTACGGATTCCAGCGTTTACAACGCACAAGACTCCCTCAAGAATGTCCAGCCTGGCGGTTCCATCTCCCTGAAACAAGCGTATTCTCTTACCAGCGATACCGCCCCGGTCGAATTCGAGGTTTCTGAAGCATTCTCTTTTAATGGTAACAAGATTGGAAAGACATTTGAAATCAGTGACGGCGGTGTAACTGTCCTTAGCACCGCCCCTTCTGGAAGCATAAGTGGTGAAATCAACGGCTTCACCGTATCTATCATTTCCTATGATTTGACGAAAGACTATGAAGGCAAGAATGCGATTCTATTTGAATTGGGCTTTACCAATAATATTGACAGTTCAACAAGCTTTATGGCTTCAATTAATGTTTCCGCGTTCCAGGATGGCGTCGAACTCGAAACCGCTTTTATTACTGAGGATGCTACCGGGCATCATAGCAATTCCATGCTGAGTGTTAAGCCCGGCGCGGGTCTTCCCGTCAGTGTAGTTTTTGTCTTGTCAAACGACACTTCTCCGGTTCAAGTCGAAATCGGTGATTTGTTTGGCTTCTCATCCGATAAAATCGAAACAGAAATCACTATCGCCTAACATTCCCCGTCCATAACACATGAGCGGCCAATGGGGTCCCAATTTGGGACCCCATTACAAAATAATCCTTGACAATTTCGCACATCATGGCATATAATAAAGATGTGGAAACCCAGACGGTTGCCACAAATACATAAGCTACATTAATCAGAGAGCTTAGCCCTCAAACAAAACGAGCCGTCTGTTGCAGCAGACGGCTCACTTCTTACTTGAATTGAATCTATCAATCACCTGGACCAAGATCCAGAATATTGAAATAACCCAAAAACATTCTTGAAGAGTTATGTATATCACCTCCTTCGGGAAATTTCCCGCGAGTGCTATATACACGCCTCCATTCCGCTCCCGCGGGATGACAGGCAACCGTCTTTTTAACCGTACACCGTCTACAAAGGAGTAAAAATCAACAGTAAACGGTGGGTTTCCACAGTCATATTATACATAGGCTGCCGGAATATGTCAATAAACAAAAAGCCGCTCCTGTTTGGAACACAGGAGCGGCAATAACAGATATCCCGCCAGATCACACAAGTGAGTATTCTATCCTTTTATGCCAGTACACCCGGAAAGGATCGTCGAATGAAAAGGACAAAAGATTTTAAGCGCCCCGTCGCCCGTCAACTGCCTTCCGGCTCCTGGTTTTGCCGCGTCCGTGTAGGTGGGAAGGATATCCCCATCACCAAGGACACCCCCGAAGAAGCCGAAGCGGAAGCAATGGCGATAAAATACGGTATTATTGAATCCAAAAGCAAAGAAAATATCAAGAAGAAAACCCTTGCGGATGCTCTTGACGAGTACATCAGCAAACGCGACGGACTTATCTCTCCCGCCACGATCCGGGCTTACAAGTCCTACCGGAAAAACCGCTTTCAAAGTATGATGCAGTGCGACGTTTTCAGCACAACGGACGCTCAGTGGCAGGCCGCCGTCAAGAGAGAGTTCCGCGGCTTGTCCCCGAAATATGCTAAAAACGTTTGGTCTCTCGTTTCCCCAGCCATTGAGGAAGCCACCGGGAAAAAAGTAAATGTCATCCTTCCCGGCCAAGTAAAAAATGAGCGGAGTTTTTTAGATCCCGACCAAGTGCTTGTCTTTGTCGATGCCATTAAAGGACGATCCGCCGAAATCCCGGCTCTTTTAGAGTTGTCCAGTATGCGCTGCTCCGAAATGCTTGCCCTTAAGTGGGAAGATGTCGACTTAAAGCACAACGTTATCTACATCCGGGGCGCCCGCGTCCGCAATTCTGACGGCGACCTTGTGCACAAAAAGCAAAACAAAAATGACACCTCCCGCCGAAGCATCCCGATCATTCCCCCGCTGAAAGAGGCCTTGGAAAAAGTGGAGAATCGGAGTGGCTATGTTGTAAAGCTTAAAGGTGATGCCGTTTTTAAACAAGTTAACCGTGTTTGCGTCGAAAACGGCCTCCCACCCGTAGGAAATCACGGTCTCCGCCACAGTTTTGCCTCTCTCGCTTATCATTTAGGCATGCCCGAAAAAGTCGCTATGGAGATCGGCGGCTGGAAAGATCCCGAGGTCATGCACAAAATATATACACACATTTCCCAAAAATATATCGCCGAACGCGCCCAGCAATTCAGCGATTTTTTCAATTCAAGCTCCAACAATCCCAAAAAAGACAATGAAAATAGCAATACATAAAAAATCGTCTTACTGCCGCAACGCTTTTACCGATTTTTCCATTGGGTTCGAGTCCCATTATCCACCCCAGAAAAATCGACAAGCTTCGGTAAGAGGCTTGTCGATTTTTTATTACATCCCCGCCTTTGGCATCCTGTGTTTTTAAAAAACGGCAAACGGGGGTGTTGCAGAGAGAACAGGAACTGGATCAGGAGGCTGGCATTATGAAGAAGAAATCCTTAATCGCATTGGCAGCAGTGTTGGCTTTCGCAATATGTGCTCTTGTATGGTTCTATGGATATTACAATCACAAAAGCAATGACAATCTTCCTGCATTGACGGCTATTTCTGAAATGAGCGAAGCGGAGGTTAACAGCCTTTTACCCGGATACAAAATCACTCAGCTAAAGGAGGTTTGGGGAACTCCAGATGATGACAGGGGCGCAGCAGCAATCTGGGAAATAGGCAATGTAACCCTTATTGTCAATTACAAAAACAACGGTGTGATTGCAGTTTGCGGTCTGAAAGACGCGAATGGTGTATCCGTGGGTGAATAA